AGCAATTAGACACCCTAAAGCAACATCAGATCATATCAATAAAGCTTTAAATGATGAAGAAATGAGTGTTCGTCGAATAGCAATTAGACACCCTAAAGCAACATCAGAACATATAACTAAAGCTTTAAATGATAATGATCATAATGTTCGTGGAGCAGCAATTAGACACCCTAATGCAACACCAGAACATATAACTAAAGCTTTAAATGATGAAAATTATGGTGTTCGTTTTGCAGCAATTAGACACCCTAATGCAACACCAGAACATATAAAAAGCTTTAAATAGTAAATTCTCAAGTATACTTGAAGCAGCACGAGATAAATTGTATAAATAGAGTTTGATATTGCCATGCCTTCGGGGTGGCACGTTTGGCAGTAGCGTATAAACTGCCAATATATTAACCTTGCCTAACAGGAGGTCTTATGACTAAGACATACTATGTCCCAAAAAATTGGGACGCCTTCAATTCGTTCTTTGTCGGATTTGATCACGTTTTCAACGAAGCTTCAAAACTTCATGACGATTTCACAAAGAGCATTCCCCACTATCCTCCGTACAACATCAAGAAAATCGATGAGAATAAGTACGCAATCGAGCTTGCAGTAGCTGGTTTCGGTCGTTCTGATATCGAGATTGAGTTTGTCGAAGATAAGCTAGTCATTACGGGCAATTCCAAAAATGATGATGCCAATCCCTATCTTTATAAAGGTATCAGCACTCGTGCTTTTACGCGAACATTCTCTCTAAACGATTCCATCGAAATCAAGGGCGCTGAAATGCTAAACGGAATTCTCCAGATTATTCTGGAGCGTATTATTCCTGAGCATAAGAAACCCAAGAAGATCGAGATTAAAGAACCAACTACTACTAAACAGTTTCTTGCGGAGGAAAAATGAGCTTAATCAAAAATAATATTGCTTTAACTTTATTGATTGTATTTAATTGTGCAGCAATGCTAAGTTATGTAATCAAAACTATTCATTAAGACAGATAAGAGAAGGGGAGCCTTAGCTCCCCTTTTCATTAAACTCCTAGAAGTTTAGCATATTCATAAGTATGTTTTTTGCGATCTTCTAAACCAATTGTACCACCATTGATTCTCTTTGTAAGAGCTGTAATGGTTTCATCATTGATACCTTTATCACAAATATCCCAGAGTTTATTCTTATCAAAGAAGAACATAGCAGACTCAAATGCAAGCTCACCAGAAACAATGTCTGGATTGGTGAGTACATCAGGACGCTCGATTGCTTTGGCGAATGCAGCGTAGTTATCTTTACCAGTTAACTGAATGGCACCACGACCGCGATACTTGAAACCATCACCAGAAGCTTCGTCACCATTACCCATACGACCACCATATACTTTATTGGCAATCTTTTCTGGATTTCTGGCATAAGGAGTAGCAGCGGCAACATCAGGGAAATATTTACGGAAGATCTTTACAAGACCGTCAGCACTATAGTTTAGGTTTTCTGAAAGAGATTTAAAGCCACCACTTTCATGAGAAGTTTGAGCAAAGAAATGAGCAGCGCGCACTTTAGGCATCTTCAAGAATTCTACAGCAGCCTTAAGCGTCCCCGGACCCCATGCGCCATCAGCCGTTACACCAATCTTACTTTGAAAATCTTTTAAACTCATGCGAAACCCCTTAAATAGTAATTGACTTATTGTTGTTATAATGGTATACTAAGACACCCTCTCACCTATTTATATTGGAAGAACTATGCAATTCTACACTTCCGTCATTCAACGTGGCGACAATATCCTATACAGAGGATACGATAACGGAAAACTTGTGCAGAAGAAGATTCGATATAAACCTTATCTTTTCGTAGAATCTTCTAAGCCATCTAAGTACAAAACTTTACAGGATGTATCCGTTCACAAGATGGATTTTGATTCTATTGGAGATGCTAAGGAATTTGTAGAAACTCATGAGGGCGTTTCTAACTTTACTATTCATGGTCAGAGTCCTCGTTCATTCAATTATCTTTGGATTTATGATAATTATCGTAGTGACATTACGATAAACGTTGATTTTATAAAAACTGTATACCTTGATATCGAGGTTGCTTCTGACGATGGATTCCCTAAACCAGAATTCGCAGATAAAGAAGTCACTGCAATCGGTATGAAGTTTAAGGGCAACAAAATAGTTTTTGGTTGTGGGAGTTATTCCGCTAACGATGATGTTAAGTATATCAAATGTCGTGATGAAGCTCACCTTCTAGATTCCTTTCTCAGAGCATGGCGAGTGATGGATCCCGATATCATTACTGGATGGAATGTTGAATCGTTTGACGTAGCATACCTTATCAATCGTATCAATAAGATTCTTGGTGAAAATGAAGCAAAACGACTTTCACCTTGGAATATTATTGTAGAAAAGAAGGTCAGTCACGGTAAAGCGAATGGGACTTTTATTGCTTATGATATTTTAGGTATTGCTATTCTCGATTATCTTCAGCTTTACAAGAAGTTTACCTACAGTAATCAGGAATCGTATAAGCTCGATCATATTGCCATGGTTGAACTTGGTGAAAAGAAACTTGATTATTCTGAGTATGGCAATCTATATGAGTTGTATCGAAACAACTATCAAATGTTCATCGATTACAACATTAAGGACGTAGAACTTGTAGAACGCTTGGAGGATAAGCTTAAACTTATCGAGCTTGTCTTTGCTATGGCTTACAGTGCTAAAGTCAACTATGTAGATACTTTTGGTGTTGTAAAGCTTTGGGATATTGTCAGCCATAATTTCTTGTTAGATCGCAACATTGTAGTGACACCAAAGGAAAGCATTCTTGATATTCCGTATGCGATGTTGAACTCGCCAGAGAATCTTATGAATGATTCTATGGAAGAGGGGTCGTTCACTGGTGCATATGTCAAGGTGCCACAGGTAGGAATGCATGAATGGGTTTGTTCATTTGACTTGAATAGCCTATATCCACACCTTATCATGCAATACAACATCTCACCGGAGACTTATGTTGAACAGGTTCCCGGTCAAAAGGATGTGGATACTTTCCTTCAAGGGGATGCTGATAATTGGAATACAGACCTAATCAAGACTGCTAATCGTTGTTTGTTTCGACGGGATAAGCAAGGGTTTCTTCCTGAGTTGATGGAACTGTATTACAATAAACGAACCATCTATAAAAAGAAGATGATTGAAGTTCAGAAAGAGTATCAAAAGAATAAGTCTTATGAACTGGAAAAGGAGATTGCTCGATACAACAATCTTCAGATGGCGTTTAAGATTATGTTGAACTCTGCATATGGCGCTCTTGGTAACTCTCACTTTAGATATTACCAGATTGCACTTGCCGAATGTATTACTCTTTCGGGTCAGGTCTCTATTCGCTGGATTGAGAATGAGATGAATCGATATCTGAATAAAGTATTGAAGACTGATAAAGATTACATTATCGCTTCAGACACCGATTCGATTTATATCAATTTCAGTGGACTTGTAGATAAAGTATTCGAGGGTAAAGAGAAGGAAACTACAAAGGTTGTTGACTATCTGAATAAGGTATGCGAACAAAAGCTTGAGCCTTTTATTGATGAGTGTTATGGGCATCTTGCAGTGTATACCAATGCGTATGCTCAGAAGATGAAAATGAAGCGAGAATCTATTGCCGACAAAGGTATCTGGACTGCCAAAAAGCGATACATTTTAAACGTATATGATTCAGAAGGTGTACGATATGCTGAACCCAAACTTAAGATGATGGGTATTGAAGCTATTAAATCGTCTACTCCTTTGGCTTGTCGAGAGTCTATTAAGAAGGCTTTGAAGATTATGATGACTGAAGATAATCAAGTGCTTATTCAGTTTGTCGAGGATTTCCGAGAGAAGTTTTCTAAGATGCCTTTTGAAGAAATTGCATTTCCTCGTGGATGTAACAACCTAGCCAAATATTCCAACGATGATTTGGTATATTCTAAGGGTACACCTATTCACGTTAAGGGTGCGTTGTGGTATAATCGTTTGATAAAGAAAAAGAATTTGGCAAAACGCTATCCGTATATTTCTGAGGGTGAAAAAGTTAAGTTTTGTTACCTCATGCGAAATAAATACGGGATAACGGTTATTTCTTCTCCAGCAGAATTGCCTAAAGAATTGGATATTGAGCAGTTTATTGATTATGACACTCAGTTTAATAAAGCATTCATTGAACCTTTAAATGCAATTGCCGAAAAAATTAACTGGACAACAAAACAAAATACTGCTACTACGCTGGACGACTTTTTTTCATGAACAATTTGAGGTAAAACATGTCATTTTTCAAAAATCTTGTGGAAAGTATAAAAGATGAAGATACAAATATCGTCGCTGATGGGGTGGGTTCTGCGGAATATAGTGGATGCATTGATACTGGGAGTTATATTCTCAACGCAGTTCTTAGTGGTAGTATTTTTGGGGGTGTTCCAAATAATAAAATTACTGCTTTCGCTGGTGAATCTGCTACCGGAAAAACTTTCTTCGTACTTGGGATCGTCAAAGCATTCCTAGATTCTAATTCTACTGCCGGTGTCATGTATTATGATACTGAGGCTGCTGTTACTAAACAGATGATGGAGTCTCGCGGAATTGATACTAAACGAGTGATTGTTGCTGAACCAGATACCATTCAGAAGTTTAGAACTCATGCACTTAAGACGCTTGACTATTATGAAAAGGGTGGTGCAGACCGTCCTCCGTTTATGATGGTGCTTGATTCATTGGGTCTTCTATCTACCACAAAAGAAATGGAAGATACTGCTGAAGGTAAAGAAACTCGCGACATGACTAAATCGCAGACCATCAAGGCTGCATTTCGAGTGTTGACGTTGAAGTTGGCAAAGGTAAAGGTTCCACTCATCGTAACCAATCACGTTTATGATATTGTCGGTGCATACGTTCCTACTAAAGAAATTTCTGGTGGTAGCGGATTGAAATATGCTGCATCAACTATCGCCATGCTTTCCAAGAAGAAAGATAAAGATGGTAACAACGATGTGATCGGTAACATCATCAAAGTCAAGATGCATAAGTCTAGGTTGTCGAAAGAAAACGGTCAGGTCGAGGTTCGTCTATCATATGATAAGGGTCTTGACAAGCATTATGGTTTGCTTGATTTGGCTGAGAAGTATGGTATAATCAAGAAGGTTACTACTCGCTACGAGATGCCCAACGGAACTAGGCTTTTTGGAAAGGAAATTCTATCCAATCCAGAAAAGTATTTCGATGATGAGATGCTTCTTCGTCTAGAAGAGTGTGCCAAAAAAGAATTCAGTTATGGTGGTCAAGGAGAAATTAATGACAATCGAGAAGACGATTCTATCGAATCTGGTATTTAATGAACAATATGCTCGTAAGACAATACCCTTTCTCACAGAAGAATATTTTAAAGACAACACAGAAAAACGACTTTTTAGACTACTTGATGGATATGTAAAAAAGTACAATGCCTTCCCCTCAAAGGAGGCATTGATAATTGATTCTTCTGCTATGGACGATCATAGTGAACAATCATTTAAAGATACGCAAGACTATATTGAAGCACTATCATATGATTCTTCTACAAAGGAAGAATGGCTGTTAGACCAGACCGAAAAGTTTTGTCAAGACCAAGCTTTGTTTAATGCAATCTCTAAGTCCATTCAGCTTATGAATAGTGACAAGGCTGGTATTTCTAAAGGATCTATTCCTCAGATTTTGGCAGATGCTTTGGCGGTCTCTTTTGATACACACATTGGTCATAGTTTCCTTGATGACTGGGAAACTCGATTCAATTCGTATCATCTTAAAGAGTCTAAGATTCCTTTTGATTTGGAATACTTCAATAAGATCACTCAGGGTGGCCTATCCCCCAAGACATTGAACATTTGTTTGGCTGGCACTGGTGTTGGTAAGTCAATGTTTATGTGTCACTGTGCCACTGGTAATCTGATGGCAGGATATAATGTTCTGTACATTACTCTTGAAATGTCTGAAGAAAAAATTGCTGAGCGTATCGATGCCAATACACTTAACGTCACAATCGATGAATTATCATCTCTCTCCAGAGATGCTTATGAAAAGAAAATTAACAAAGCTCGTGCAAAAACAGTAGGAAAATTAATCATTAAAGAATACCCTACTGCGTCTGCCAGTGCAGCTAATTTTCGCTATCTATTGAATGAACTTAAGATTAAGCGGAATTTTGTACCTGATATTGTATACATTGATTACTTGAATATCTGTACGTCTTCTCGTTTGAAGGCAGGGACTAATTTTAATTCGTATACTTATATTAAAGCAATTGCAGAAGAACTTCGCGGGCTTGCTGTCGAGTTTAATGTTCCAATCATTAGCGCGACTCAAACAAATCGTGGCGGATTTGGAAACTCTGATGTAGAACTTACAGATACTTCAGAATCATTTGGTCTTCCTGCTACGGCTGACTTTATGTTTGCAATCATTACTAGCGAACAACTTAACACGTTGAATCAGTTAATGGTCAAACAGTTGAAGAATCGATACAGTGATCCAAACATGTATCGAAAGTTTGTCATAGGAGTTGACAGGTCTAAGATGAGATTGTATAATCTGGAACAACGAGCACAAGATAATATCATCGTAGATAATGTCGATCTCGTTACCAAGCCAGCAACAATTTCACCTGTCAGAAAACCCTCATTTCAGGACTTTACTTAATGAATATTTTTTATCTAGACTCTAACGCAGCAATTTGTGCTCAGTATCACTGTGATAAACATGTTGTCAAAATGATTCTTGAGTATGCTCAATTGCTGAGTACTGCACATAGAGTGATTGACGGTAAGCAATATACTGAAAACAATAAAGGTCGGATGACTAAACGTTGGAAGTTGAATGATGGGCGAGAAGATATCTTGTATAAGGCTACTCATATCAACCATCCTTCAGCAGTTTGGGCTAGGCAAGGGAAAGCCAACTATTCATGGCTTTATGCATTGTGGATAAGCTGTCTCAATGAATATACTCATCGATACGGCAAATCTCATGCGTGTGAAAAGCTTAGGTTTGTGCTTGACAATTTGCCTAAAAAAATTAAAGATGCTAATTGGAATGACCCACCTCAAGCAATGCCAGATGACTGTAAAACAAATGATACTGTAAGCGCATATCGACAATACTACGTTATGAAAAAGAATGGGTTTGCTCGATGGACTAACCGTGAAATTCCAAAGTGGTATTCACATGGGATTCTGTCTTTACTTACAATCGAATCACAAGCGATGGGTTTATATGATTGATATAGAGATAAATGGAATTCGCTCCGATAAGAAAAAGATGAGACTCTTTACTGAGGCTTTGAATTTTTATATGAGCAAATTATTCAAGAAAGACCCAAATATCGAAGTTGAACTTAATTTTATTAATAAATTAGATGCTCATGGGTATTGTATTGTAGAATCATCTCATTATCCAAAGTTTTTTGTAATAGAACTAAATAAAAGTATAGATGAAGAACAGCAACTCAGAGCACTCGCACACGAGTCTGTTCATTGTATGCAGTATCGTAAAAACCATCTTCAAAACAAAAAAGATGGTGTTTATTGGAAAGGTGTCTGGTTTGAGTCAATGGAAAAAAATGAAATGTATTTCACAGCACCTTGGGAATTACAGGCATACGAATTAGAAGAAACGCTTTACAATGATTTCATGATGTATTATAATTCACTGAACAGTAAATAAAGAATATTCCCAGATAGCTCAATTGGTAGAGCAAGTGACTGTTAATCACTAGGTTGGCGGATCGTACCCGTCTCTGGGAGCCAAATTATGAAGAAGACTATACAATGGATAAGGTATGATTTTAATTCAAATCCTTTTCGGTTTATCATTGAGTGCCTTGCTTGGTGTGGCAGCATCGGGTGTGCTCTTGGAATGGCGCTTACCGTTCCTAATCCTCCCCTTATGGTGTTTTATCCTATTTGGATTATTAGTTGTAGTATGTACGCTTGGTCTGCTTTTACTCGCAAGTCCTTTGGTATGCTCTTAAACTATGGACTTTTGATGACCATTGATATGGTTGCACTTTTTAGAATGTTATAAATAACACTCTTACAACCCGCTTAACAGTAGGAGATGACTATGTATAAGCAAGAACATTATTATGAAGTAGATAACTTCAATACACTAGAAATGATATATCAACAATTGCATAATCAATATAAAAATGTTGAAAAACGTCTCATCAAAACCATCGATGAGAATAAGAACCTCAAGTCATTGCTATCAGAAAATAAAAACATTCATCCTTTTATCGACTAATGAAAACCTGTCCTAGATGCGGTAAAGAGCATGAACGGAATGGTAAATTTTGTTCGCCTTCTTGTGCTAATAGTAGACAATGGACAGAAGAAGATAAGAAAAAGAAATCTGATTCTTACAAAAAATTCTATCAGACTGAAGAAGGCGAACTAAATAGATGGATAAAAGGGAAAAGGAATTCTAACAATGGATTTCTTCCCATGGACTCAATAGAGGTCCAAGAAAAAGTAGAAGATGATTATATAATTCCGCATAGTTTTGAAGAAGATAATTCAAAATTTGTGTCGGGTGGAGATGTATGGTTTGTTGATGAGTGAGGTACAACATGTTTGAACAAAGTAAAGCCGCTAAACGTCGATTTGATGACGGTAACTTTCATAATCGTTATTTCATAGGAAAGGGGATTGATATTGGATGCGGCGATGACAATCTTGGTCGCCTTCGCCATGTATTTCGTGGTATTCAGGATGTAAAACCATGGGATCTTCCTGATGGTGACGCGCAATATCTAGAGGGCGTTGCAGATAACGAATTCGATTTTGTTGTTTCTAGTCATTGTCTAGAACACATGGTCAATCCTAGTATTGCTCTAAAAAACTGGATTCGTGTATGTAAACGAAATGGTTACTTGGTTATTACTATTCCTGATGAAGAAATGTATGAGCAAGGTATTTGGCCTAGTCAATATAATCCAGACCATAAGTGGTCATTTACACTAAATGATAATCGCGGTTTGCCTGCTCCATATCGTGCAATTATGTCTAATACAATTAATGTACTTGAGCTTTGTTTGAGTTTTAATACTCAAGTTGTGGTAGAGAAAATCGAAATGATTCGTGATTTCTACTATGAAGGTTATCCGGCTCAAGACCAAACTCTACATCCTTGTATTGAGTCTTGTATTGAAATCATTCTAAGAAAAATATGAAGAAGCCATTTGTACTTTTAGTTGGTGATAATTGCCGAGACATTTATTATTATGGTAATGTCAATCGAATCAGCCCAGAAGCACCTGTTCCTGTTTTAGACTATACCTTTAAAGAAGAAAAATATGGAATGGCGGGTAATGTATGGCACAACTTGGAAAAGCTTGGTTGTGACATTGTATTTCTCACTTCTGGGCGTTCGACAAAGACTCGATTTGTTGATGCTAAAACCAAACAACAATTGATTCGATTTGATGAAGACCCAAAACGAGAACCAGTCCAATTACCATCTTTACATTCAAAGACTTCGGTATTTGATGCAATTGTGATTTCTGATTACGATAAAGGTTCTATCACATACGATACAATTGATTACATTAAGAAATATTATGATGGGCCAGTATTCATAGATACCAAGAAAAAAGATCTTGCTCGATTTGAAGGCATGTATGTCAAAATTAATCAGAAAGAATATGAAGACGCAATTTCTTATCCAGAAGAACACCTAATTACTACTTTGGGTGATATTGGTGCATCATATAAAGGTAAATTATACGAAACTAAACGTATAGAAAATTTTGATGTGTGTGGTGCTGGTGATACTTTTTTTGCATCTTTTGTTTATAAATTCCTCTGTACAAAGAATATAAATGAGAGTATAATATTTGCAAATGCTGCGAGTTCTGTGACCGTACAGCAAAATGGAGTTTATTCACCATCTATTCAAGAGATAGAAGGAGCTTTATAATGGATTCAGGTAAATTAGGTATTATTCAGTTACGAGGTGCGGGGGATTGTTTAATTGCCCTTCCTATTGCTAAATACTTTTATGACAAAGGGCATGAAATTTATTGGGTCATTGATGCCAAGTTTCAAAAAGCATTTCAATATGCAGCACCCTATGTAAACTTTCTTCCTTTAGCAGTAGAAGAAAAAACGATTCAGTCTAACATTCGCAATCCGTACTGGTTTGAAACACCAAGGCAGATGTTGCTAGATGTTGGCTGTAATGAAGTAGTAAGTTTTCCGTATGAGGAAATTCTTCACTTTAAGAAAATTGGTATGCCTTCTCGATTGATTGACCCTGTTCCAATTCGCGCAAAAGAACTCGGTCTTTCTTTTCATACTACATTCGATCAGTTTAAGTATGCGGCAACAAGTGTACCATTCGAGCAAAAATGGAAACTTGACATTAGACGTAATTTAAAGCAAGAGAAAGAATTGTATAATCGTTTAGTATGGGATAGAGCTGGCCCATATATCCTAGCTCATACTTCAGGTGCAATGGGAAGAATTAAGTATGACCTTGATCTAAGAAGTTTTGCTATTAATATTGGCTTAGGTGAGGCTCAGATTATTGAAGTGAGTGATTTGACTGACAATATTTTTGACTGGACTACTCTTATCGAAAAGAGTGCATGTTTTGTTGGTATTGATTCATTCTTTGTAAATTTGGTAGAACAACTTCAAATGAAAATACGAAAGTTCTTCATTCGTCGGTCACCTACTAACTTTACACCTGTATTGAAAGAAAGTTGGGATTATTTACCAATTCAGTTAGCTACTGATGAACCACATGACCTTCAATTTTAAAGAGAAAATAAATGATTAAATCAATTGCAAGTATTATTGTATTGATTTTATTATGCGGATGTGTTCCATTAAAAGATGAAAAGTGTTTTCCAACAAAAAGACAACTACACCACAAAGGTTACCCTAAAAAGGTATGTAAGGATATATTATGAAACTTGACAAGAACTATAAAATGAATAAGATGACCAAGATTTTGATTGCTATGATGCCAGACCAGACTCATCGATCAGTAATGAAGAAGGCATTTGCTGAAGCAGAACAGCACGCTTCTAATTCAAAAAAGAAGATGTCAGTTAAGCATGTGGCTACTGAGTCTGACGACTAAGCTTTAGGAGTTTTACGACCAGACTTTTTCTGTCCCGGTGTAGCATTCCCATAGGTGCGAACTAAAGCATCTGTCCCATCAAACCTACTTCTAGGATCATCTGGGTTCTCAGAAGTAGGTTCTTCTAATTTTCCAGCTATTTCTAGTACAAAATCTTTAAAAGTTCTCAATTGAGATTCCTTCTGATATAAATAAGGTTGTCTAATCCTATTTATTAACCCCTGCTTTACAGAGGAAGTATCATGTCAAAGAAGTTTTCACAATTTGTCCAAGAAGCCCATATCAAGTCAATCAATGAAGAAGAACTCGCAGAACTATTAAATGATTTGGCCGAAGAACACGATTTAACCGAAGAAGAAACACAGCAAGTGCTTGATGAGCTTTTTGGAATTGGTAGCACATTGAAACGAGTTGCTAGTGCTGTAGCTTCCCCCTTTCAACATGTTGGTGCATGGGTACGAGGCAAAGGGGAAAGGGTTAGAGATGCTTATCGTACTGTAAAGGCTAAATCCCGTGCAGCAGATTTAAACGCTGCTCGTAAATTGTCTGCCGCTAAACAAGCTAAAGCAGCCAGCCTTCAAGGTGCTCGTAAGCAGGGCTATGGAGACAAAGCAATCGCAACGGGTTTGCAGCGGGTTATTGACCGAAAGCAAAGACAAGCAGATATTCGTAAAAAGAAAGCTGGTGGTGGCGTAACAGCGTCAGGTAGTGCATATATCACTCATCCAGAAACGGGTCGGCATGTTGCTATTTCTCATGATGATGCTGGTGCAATTGGTAGAGGTGAAAAGAAAGCCTCTGATGTAATTAAAGCTAAAGCACCTAAACCAAAGGCAGTTGCTCCAGCACCTAAACCAAAAGCTAAGGCTCCTTCATCAGTTGTTAGATCACCAAGACGTAGCAGATAAAGGATTTATTAATGGAATCTTTAACCATTAAAGAACTTGTTTTACAAATTGTTGAAGAAATTTTGTCTTCTGAAGAGGCTTTGCAAGAACTTTTTGTCAGAAGACAAAAATCTTCTGTACCAAAAAAAAGAAGTCAATACCCTCAAAAAGTTGTTCGTTACAGACATGTGAGAAAAATTTTTGCTAATCGTGGTGGATTTCAAGATGGTGCTCGATATGTGCGTAGAGGTGGGCCACAAGCAAACCCATCTGCATCTGGTGTCGTTCGACCTCCACAACGATAAATGGATGAGATATTAAAATTTGTAACCGATGTTGGCTTTTCTAAGGTAAGACAGGAGATTGTTATGAAGACGTTGGGACAATTTATTTTAGAAAACGCTGATCCACGGAAAATAATGAGAGTCTATCCGAATGGTCAGGGTTCTGATGCTGGAAAAAAATTGCCAGAAGGGTCTCCAACATTAATACCAACCAAAAAAGTTCATGCCAACGAACCATTTAAAAACAAAGAATTCTTTGATACTAACGAAAAAGAATACATGGGCAAAATGGTTGATGCTGTTAAAAAGAAGAAACCGATTCCTCCGGTGTTGACTACACCTCATCCTGATGACCCCACTCATCATATCGTCCTTGATGGTAATCATCGATTGGAAGCTCATAAAAGAGCAGGAGCACCTCAGATACCTGCCAGACAAATAAGTCATGACGATATACATCTTGGCTCGCACGATTATGGCGATGAAAAACAAACGTATCATCCGTTGTCTTCCTTTAGAGAAAGAGACGGGTCATATGATATGAACAAGCCAAGAAAAGAACTCAACGGAAAGGCATTGAAGCATTATTTTGTAAACACCAACGACACAAACCATTTTGAAACTTAATATATAAATAAATGGATGAGATATTAAAATTTGTAACTGATGTTGGCTTTCCTATTGCCGCATGTAGTATCTGCGGTTATTTTATTTTCCTGACTTTACGATTCATCCTTGATGACGTTTCTGGTTCTATCAAAGGTCTGTCTGGCATCATTCAGGCACTAAATAATAGAGTTAAGACCATGAATCACGACGTTATTCGCATTGACACTCTTATCTCTAATGCACTCGGTATCAAACCCGATATTGATAGGATAGCTCGCTCAGACGGTAAAGAAGATACCAGAAAAGACTGAGGAGATTTGGATGAATTACGTTGACTATATTTGGCACTTGACCGAGAACTGTATCATACCAGACAAAGAATTAAACACTGACGAATTAAAATGGGAAGTGGGTGATGTCTGGGTTGTATTTGAACATGATGGTAAAAAATCATTACACAAAGCACCGTTCAAATACAAAGAAAAAGAAAATGATAGAGAACTTATCAGAAGCGATTAACAAATATGGATTCCCTATCATAGCCGCAGGTGGTTGCGGTTATATGATTTATTTTGTGTGGAAATGGGCTACTGAAACAGTCAAGCCTATACTCAGTGACGCACAAACTACTCTTATCGCTCTTATAGATAGAGTGCGAATGTTAGATAATGATTTGATCCGACTCAATCAAAAGGTAAATGTTACCTTAACGATAAGGGATAAG